TAATACCGCCAACATGATAGCCGGGGATCTTGTAACCGGGGTAATCAGACTCTAACTGACCATAAGCAGTCCGCATGTTTTGGCGAGCACGCTCTAACTCTGCTTCACGCTCTCTTTCAAATCGCTTGGCATCACGAGCAAAGCGCTCTTCCATTTCTATAGCGCCACGCTGACCTTCGCCAACACCAATCGCCGCTAAGTTTGTTGGCTTAATAAGAGCCTTTCCAAAAGTTCCGGGATTTGCAAATGGAGCCGCGAGCTTTTCCATTGGAGTTAATGCCGCCCTTTCAGCGGCAAGAGAACTTTTTAGCTCACCAATTTTTGCTTGCTGACCAGCAAATTGCGACTGCAATTTTTGGATTTCTTCCATCTTTGAAATATAAGCTGGATCTACTCCGGGTTTTGTTGCCCCAAAAAGATCCCCTCCAGCCATAGTTGCATCAGATGGGGGAGTCGCCATACTTACGTCCGCCGTAATAGCGTCTGGCATAGCCGCAAGTTCTGCTTGAGCACCCGCAAGCTCTGCGCCTGTTTGTGCGGCTGTATCTACTGCACCAACAGCATCTCCCGCTCCTTCAAGGGCACCTTCTAAATTTGCTATTTCTGGATTTAAAGCATCACTTGCCGCGCCCAGCGCCTTGCCTAGTCCAAATCCTGTTATGCCAGAGAGAATACCTTTTTTAATGTCACCTGTAGCCGCAGTGGTTGCGAGACCAGAACCAATAGCACTAGCCAATGCAGTTTTTCCTGCAAGCGCAGGTACTAATGTTGGCAAAAAAGCAGAGCCTAATGCACTACCCAACAGCGGAGCCAAGAAAGGCAAGAACGCCTCTGGCTGTCCTGTTACTGGGTTGGTTGTAAGCGATCCTGTTGGAGATAAAGCCGCAATACCCTGAACCTCAATAGGGTTCATGTGAACCAGCATTGAGTCTCCATACCGACCGTGCTGGGCCATCTGGTTTGCCATGCCCTGTAGAGGCGGTTGTTGGTTCATCATTAGCTTGTCTCCACTCCGAAGAGGTTAAACGCGAAGTCTCCCGAACTCGCATAAACTTTTATTACATCTGTCTGGTTTAGGCACATACCAATCACCACCGTTCTAGTAGTGTGATTTGCCAAAGATTCTGTGTGAAATAAGAACTGCTTGTCGTCAGCCGCCGCGCCACCAACATGAACGCTAACCCTGAACGTGCCTTGGTTACTACCAAAGTTGCAGATAACCAAAGAGCTAACGGTGGTTTGCGTAAGATCGGGCACGGTGTACAGCGTTGTTGATGTTGTGGCTGATGGGTTTACTTGACCCAATACCTTAATAACATCAGTCATGAGGCACCCATTAACAAAAACTGAAAACGACGCATGGCAAGCGAGCCATCTTTATCGCCTTGGGTTTTTGCTAATTGCACATCGTTCTCTACATTCTGGAACGTAAACTCTAGCGTGCGGCGAAACACTGCTTCGTTCTCGTAGTTGTATTCCTGCTGTGGTACAGGCATTGGGGTATTGCGTCTGGAGGTCATCGTCTGCCGTCCTGTCTCATCTCAAATCTAAGCGTACCCAATCGCCAGCCGTAGCCTAATCCCGAGCTTTCAACGCGCACTACAGCATGACGCGCCCTGTTTCTAACGAACGACTGCGTTGATGTTGGCGTTACCGTGGACGTTGACAGCGTTGTTGCGCTCTCAAGCGGGAAGTTTGATCCTTTGATTACAATGTCTGCCGTTGCATCGCTCGAATTACCACTAAATGTAAAGTCGGGAATGATGCGGTTCATATACATAAAGTATTCACCCTCACCCAACTCAACATCGCCTGACTCAATGTATGCCGTCATAGGCTGATCGTCGTCGTCAAAGCCAACCTCATGCTCATACAAGTAGTTGTTGCCACCGTTGATTGCTGTTGTCGCCAACGGTTTGTTACGTGTACCAGCGCCAATCCAAGTGCCGCGAGCCAATGTACCAACTGCCCACAGGTTCTCTTCATAATTATACGACACGTAACTGGTAATCTCAGTGTCTCCAGTGCCCACTGGATAGAACCAGATAACCTCGTTAAAGTCGTTGTTCTCTGCCGCAAATACCTTGAATGCTTGGTCTTGGTTTAGGTTAGAGAACACATGATCCTTAACCGTACATCGCAGTGGCTGTACCGCACCGTTGTAAACGTAGAAGTTGCCGCGATCCATGAAGTACACCGCACCACGAGCATTGACTGCCGCGTTAGGCGAGATCATAGATATATCAGAACTCAAGCGAGTAAACTCAAAAATAAACGGCGAGCCAACAAAGCGCATCGAGTGCAGGCTGACATCCGTCCAGATCAGAATCTCTTGTCTGGCCTGTACTGCGCCAATAATCTGAGAGCCTGAGTTAATTCTTACACCACCTGCGGTGTTGGTCGCAGTAGGCGTCCAGTCTGCCGCATTCTCCTGATCTGAGAATCGAACAAACAATGGGTCAATATTTGACGAACCAATTGGGTTGGTGCCAAACGCAATAACGTGTTGGTCAATGTCAGACACCATAACTTGCAGTGCAATTGTTGGCGTATTCGATGCACCTGCCAGACTGCCAATTTCTATTGCACGAGTACTTGTACCGCTTGACTCATCCCAGTAATAGATACCGCCGCCACGAGCATTGAATATCAGGTCTTCGCCAAAGTTGTCTTGACTATACAAGCGAAGCTGGCCTGCGGCTGACACAGAGCTTGCACTGCCCCATGTTGATGCGCCCCATGCACCAGCGCCCCATCCTGTACCGCCGACAAACGTGTTTAGTCCGGTATTAATCTGATACGTGCCAACTGTTGATGATCCGCCGTTGCCAGTATCGCTGGCATTTGCTGTGACTTCCGCGTCATCGGCGTCTTTTGCAATGATCGTGTAACTGTTAGTGTCTGGCACTGTAACAATCTGATACTCCTTGTTGAGTACCGTTGCTGTGATGTTGCCACCCAAGGTGACCGCACCAGAAAAGGTCACGAAGTCATTGACCACCGCGCCGTGCGCTGTGTCTGAGACTGTGATTGTTGACGATCCGTTGGTCGCAGAAAACGTCACATCGCCTGCCGCAGTTGTTGCGCGGATAGGAGTAACGTCGTTAAACGAGCTACCCTCCGCTACATAGAACTTAAGATTGGTTCCCAGTCCTATGTATTTGATCGACTCTAACGATGACCAATCGTGTAATGATCGGCAAATCCCCAAAAAAGAATCTGTACTGTATTTTTGCCAGCCGCCTATTTTTTCTGGACGACCTTTCCTGAACCTAATCTTGTCAGAGTCGAACCAGCCTGCATCAGCAGTGTACTCCGTCCCTTCCTTATCAACTCCGGGATTGAACTGAATTTTGGCTAGTGGCATTAATCATCTCCCACCAAACTGGCGGCGAGCCAGACCTAAGTTATATCTACCAAAACCGCCAATACCTTGACCGCCAAAGCCAGCAGTAAATGCATCACTGCCTTGGCCCGGAGGCAGTTGCATGACGGGTGGAGGCGGCGTGTAAGCCTGTGGTACATACGGTTCATAGTGTGGCTGTGCAAAGCTAAACATGTTGCTTGGTACGCCGTAGCCAGAAAACTGCCCTGCGTATGGATTCATTTGTCCATAAGGGGAGCCGAAGAATGGCATTTGAAACTGTGTATTTCTACCCGGCATGCGAGGTGGCTGGCGAGGCGGCATACGAGGTGGTCTTGGCATTGGGAACGGGAAGTTTCTTGGCGGCCCAAAGATGGGAGGCTGTCGCCGTGGCATAGGCTGATATCGAAACTCATCCCTAAACTCACGAATTGCATCTCTAAAACTGCCAGTTCTATCGCCTGTCCCACCACCGGGACCAACCGTGCCTCGGCTTTCTATATCTTCCAGCATGTCACTAGGTATAGCTGGAATGTCTATTCTGCGAGGCGGCGTGGGCGGCATATCTGGAACTGGAGGCGGACGAAAGTCTGGCCCATCAGAAAGCATCGGCTCAGACGGCAACGGTTGCGTCTTGATTGGCTCAAGCTTTACTGGGCCTCTTGGCGGCTTAATTCCGCCAGTAGTTATTTCATCACCGGGGTATCCAATAGTTTCCCGGCCATGAGTAATTTTACCTATCGTGGGGGAAGGTAGCATTCCGGGTTTGCCTATTGTTTCAACACCCGATGAAAGAGGCAATGCCATAACTCCTTGAGCGAAGTCAGGATTTAAAAGTCTAATTTGATCCATCGCCCTTCTATTAAAATCTTGCATATTACTAACAGGGCGAGGCGGTGGTATAGGCGCTGGACGCGCCATTGCGTCTCTTATTTGCCCCGGAGGAGATATGCCATCTGGCTGATAGGGATTTGATCTGCCGCCTTTACTTCCCAAGCCACCATCTTGCATAATAGGCTGAAGAGACACCAGACGTGGATTAAAAGACGGCATACCCATTCTATTGTTGAATTGCCCCATCCTATCATCGAACTGTGGCGGCTCAACTGCCGGTATCGGTTGCGGACCACCGCCACCAAAACCACCCATATCCATATCTAAACCGGGTTCTTGCATCTGTGCAAATGAACCCTGACCGCCACCTTTACTCATTGTAATCACCTGTACGAATCATGTCGGTTACATCCAAGGCGCGTGTACCTACTTGGTTGGCCCATCGACTATCAAGAAACTCCATTGCCGCTGTCTCGTAATCATGTACGTTCATGGCCGCAATAGCTTTATAAAATTTACGAAGAGAAGTAATGCCGATGTTGAAACACAAATTAATCATTGCGTCCTGCCTAACTTCGTCCAACTCTTTGAACCAATCAAAGCTGTACTCCAACTCATGCCTACATCTTTTTATATCATTGCTCAATAGATAATCTATCTCGTCATCAGACAAGCCAATGCCGCCGTCGCTATCCAAATTTCTTCCCACGCCTACAGTAATCTTGTTTTCACTGCACAAATAAGCATGAGATTTAACTCCCTCATGCCGCCGCAGTTGCTCTACAAGCTTGCTCATTTAGTAAGTCCGCGTGACTTTTCAAATGATCTAAGGCCACCCAAACCAAGCATCCCAAGCAAGACAGTCATCAGTGAGTCCATATCGAAAGCTGGTAGCTCTGGGGCTTCTATGCCCGCATAAGCAAATCCAAACGTCGCCATAGGCACTAATACAAAATGCCAAATCATGGCAAAGGACAAGCCCCAGCCAAGAAAAGGACGCCAGCCTGCAACAAAGATAGATCGGTGCTGGGCCTCTGCTTTGTTGATTTCAAGCTGACCCATGTTAGCTTCATGCGCGTGACGCTCTGCCATCGTCGCAATGTCGTGAGCCAGCTTAGCTTTTTGGTCTTTGTCTTCAATAAATTTGTCGAGCAAACCTGCAACGGGGCCAATAAGCGTGTCAATCATTTTCTTGCCTCATAAGCATTGAAGCCGAAGTAAGCGCCCACTAATGCGCTGACAGAGACTAGGTAAATATTGGCGATGTCATGCAGTAGCTGAGCCGCAGTGTCGAAACCAGCAATCGAGCAGGCAACAACTGCAACGGGATACATAACCATGCCAGAGAGAGCGAACCAAACCATTTTGCGCTGACTATCACGTTTGGCGTCTTCGTCGTACATTTTTCGACGCCTGTCTTCTAGCTCTAATTGACGCCACTCTTCGCGTTCGATAACGCCGTTTTTGTTTACGTCGGTCTCCTCGAACGTAGTCATCGTAAATACTCAGCCACTGCTATGGTTACTAAGATAAAGGGGTACATAGAGATAATCATGGCTTCAAGCCGATCAAATCGTTTGTTACCTTCATCTAACTGTCGATTAATCATTTCATAGCGAATAGCGCATTCACGCTCATGACTTGCAATGTTGGCTTGGTTTCTTTCAATACCAGCCTGATTGCGTTCAATTCGATCTATTAAGTCATCTGTTTTTGTCATTCAACCGCTCGCTATAAATATCGCTGTACCTACTACTATCGCAATTGCTAACAAAACTAAAAGCCCCGCAAGCATTTGCTCTTTTGCTTCTTGCTGGCGATAAATTGTGTCTGCTCGCTCTTTCGCAATCTGCTTTCTCATGTCACGGAACTCTTGCAATCCTTCCTTACCGTAGACCATTCCTATAATGCTAAGAAGCTCTTTTTGTTGTGCCTCCATCTTTTTCTTTGCGGCAAATGCAGTCATCGCTTCTTGCTGTACACTGCCACTAAAAACAACCCGCTTAAAAGGATTTACGTTTCTAGCTTTTTTCTCAGCGTACATCACGTCTGAAGCGTGACCGTACCACCTGCCTATCTGCATCATTGTATCTTCAGCAGATTTGCCGGCTTCTACCATTGCCTTAACCATTGTGAAGGCTTTAGTTGCTCCAGCGATTGCAGTTACCGGATCAATCATTGTGTAAAACCCATCCCCCAAAAGGATGGGCAACACCGCCATCCTACAAAATTAGTTTAGCGCCTCAGCCTTTTCGTCCTGCTTCTCAGAAGCCCCTAATGACATAGCAAGAGCGTTTACAAAAGCTTGATGACCAAACGCAAGCTGATCAAAGTTAAACTTTGCGTTGTCCATTTTTCTGCTGAGATCGTTAATGTGGTTAACAAAAGTCTTCTGTTGATCATCAAGATCTTCAATGAAGTACTCTTTGCCATTCACGGTGATTGGGGTCTTTTCATTTTTTCCCATCGTCGTTACTCCTAGTTGTAGTGCCTTACATAAGGCGGACATCGGTATGCACCACGTACATACCACCTATACCGCTTGTCTGAGTCTGTATAAAGCTCTTTGTATTCACATACTGTGTGGTAAACGACTCGTCTGCCTATGTATGCTGAAGCACCTCCCTCTAATACAAGAATCAAAACAAGAGTTTTTACCAAGGTTTCCCATTAGCAGTAACAGGGTTCTTTTGTGCTTCGATGTTTGCTGTTAGTGCCGCTTCAGTAGCGTCCTTGTCTACATCTGCGTGTACCCAGCCCATAACAACTTCTTCTGTTAGGTCGTTGTAAGCAACAAAGTCAGAAGCAGAAGCATCAGGTGTAAAGCCTACAGTGCCGTATGCAGAAGCAGAGTGATCTCCGTCAACTTCAGTGACACGCCAGTGTGCAACGGTTACACCGCCGTCTGCCAAGTTGCGCTCAAGGTTAGCTATAGTCCATGTAGCCATTAGTTTTCTCCCTTTACCTATATATGCCGATGCTAATCCCTGTATATTTCAACTCCGGTTGCTTCTTTGTATTCATCTGTTTCTTTAATAACCTTAAAAATTTCATGTGACGCCATTGACTGGTTTTCTGCCGGTACATCGTATGTAAAATCAGTAATTCCTATTACATACTCATCTCTGTACGGCTCGCCTTCTTCTGGGTTGCGACTGTATTGTTTTACTACTACATGCACAGACTCAGTTTGGTTGTTTGCATTTACGACTGGCGTTAGCTCAGCGTTGTAAACTTCTTGCTTCATACTTCACCATCCACCAAAACGCCATCTGCATAGAAATTCCTATTGATAGTTTTAAGTGTGTAAGTTGCATGATTGCCTTCATATCGAGAAATCCTGTTAACTTCCCGAACAGATCCATCTAGCGTGTGAAGGGCATCACCTTTAACTATTGCTCTTGCCTTAATACCGTAGTTCTCTAAAGCTTTTTCTGGGCTTACACAAACAGCTTCATTGTTTTCTGTATAAATTACGTGGTCCTCTGTTAACAACAAGCCATCAATAGACCACAAATTATGGTGAGTTACTTTTATAACCTCTAGCACATCAACCAGTTCTTTTTCTTGCTTGTCAAAGTTCCAAGACCAAACGCGCACAGTGTCCTCAATGTCATTAACAGATACAGGTCCATGCTCAGAGTCAATCAAGATTGATTCATGCAAACAGAACGGCTCGCCACCGCCGCCACCGCCACCAATTTCTTCAGACTCAATATCAAAGTCGTGTGTAGCAATGCTTGAGTTTTCGTTAAATCCAGTGGCGTTAACGCCTATAGTAAGTGTTCCCGTAATTCTTCTACTACCGTTTCCATTAGTAAGTGCTTGGATGTACATACCCGCAGACTGCCCATCAGTTAATGTTTGATAGCTGTTATCTGAAAGCGCATAGGTAGTTGAATATAAGGTAGATCCAGTAACAGTGCCTGTTCCATTAGTTCCTGTACTTGAAGAAGTCCAATTTATCTTGACATCAACAGTTGTAGGAACCGTAAGTGTTCCCATTGTTGTAAATGAACTTGTTAGTTGAGTTGTGCTTCCTGTTGAAACGCCCGAAGTGTTAGCGTTTCTCATAAAGGCACCTGATCCCAGTTTCTCAGAACATTTTAATGTAAGTGTTGTTCCAGATAATTCGAACCTAACAAACACCCTAGATGTAGTGCCAAACCCAGAAACTGAGGTCGTAACTTGCTCTAACGTTTCGTTTGACTGGTCTGTTCTAGTAGCGGCATAAGAGTAACTACCAAAGTCAGAGTTACTTCCACCACCGCCACCACCATCACCTTGAACATCAAGATACACATTTAATGTTCCAATGTTTCCACCTGATCTAGCTTCTGCGTATTGCAATGTTGGGCTTGATCCTAGCGTTACTGTTGGTGATCTAAGTATATAGTTATCGCCTGATGTTCCAGTACCACTAGTTTCAGCGTAAACGTAATACGTTCCTGCATCTGCTGATGAAAGACCCGTAGATCCAGAAGGTGTACCGCCAGAATCAACATTCCATCTTCCGTTTGTAGTTCCTACTGCTAAGTTTGTAAACGATGCACTGCTGTAATTAGCAACCGGGGTATCTGTTGTTGTTGTTTCCCAACTGTGACCCGTGTTTTCAAACGAATACGTTGTTCCGTCTAGTCTGATATCGTCTAACTGTAAATCACCTTGAAATGATGTTCCGCTAGTGCCATTGGTATAAATAAACACAAGCTTTACGTCTTCATTTGCATATGCAGAAATGTCCACGTTGCGAGTAGACCATGATGCATTTTGCCCGCTAACACTATCCAAGGAGCTAGATAATCCTTCGTCTGCACCACCGCCAGAACCATCGGCACCATAAAAATCAGAAAACTCCATTTCACTAGCTGATGACGCACTTATTAATGCACGAACATCAGAGTCATTTATAGTTACCTCTGTACCAGAAGACCCACCAGCCTCGACATGTATTTCATTAAGGCTAATCTGTCCTGAAGACGGTAAAGGCATTACTGTGCCTCCAATGCTTCAACCCGAGCTTTTAATTCTTTTACCGCTTCTACCAACAAACCTGTTACAGCATCGTACTCAACTACATAGTATTCAGATTCGTCATCACCTGTTTGCAGTGGTAGTGCCTGAGACTTAACTGCTTCTGGCAACACCTCCATGATTTCTTGTGCTACAACACCAGCCGCTTTTTCACCATTGTGATCTCGCACAAAACTTACGCCGTTAATCTGGCCTACCTTGTCGAGCGCATCAGAAATGTTGGTAATGTTAGACTT